CGTCTCCAAGATACACATCAGGACGTGCTCCACCTTTTCGTCCCAATTTTTGTAAAGTATATGCTAAACTTGTTTCCACCTGAGCAAAGTTTTGTTCGTTAACTCGGGCGAGCCGCTGAGGCATTGGTAGCCACCAAGAATCCAAGAGCATATCCATCCCCTTACCACGGGCAATTCTAGCTCTAGAATCTAAAGTGTTAGCTTCGTAAGCTCTAATACCAACATAGTCAGAAAAACTATCTCGTCTGGTTTCATTTGAAAGATATATTGCCATTTATTGTTCCCTCCTATATATAGATATGGCATATAAATCAATCTATATACCAAAATATCCAGAAAAATATATTGGCAATCCTACTAATATAATCTGTCGCTCTACGTGGGAAAGAAAAGTTTGTAAATTTATGGATCAAAACGAAAAGGTATTGAAATGGGCTTCAGAAGAAATATCAATACCTTATTTTTCTGAAATTGATAATAAATGGCATAAGTATTATCCTGATTTTTTCTGTGAAATTTTAGACAAGAAAAATAAATTATCAAAATTAGTAATAGAAGTAAAACCAAAAAAACAAACAAGAGAACCAGCAAATAAAAAAACAAAAAGTTATTTACAAGAAATGAAAACGTTTAAGATAAATACTTGTAAGTGGTCTGCTGCAAAAGATTTTTGTGGTAAAAATGGTTGGGAATTTAAAATCTTAACAGAGGAGGATATATTCAAATGACTTATCCATTGACTATCCTAAAAAATGAATTATTCCAAAGAAGTGGCCCAATAGCTAGAGTTAACAGATTCTATGTTAGTATGGATCTTTACAGTCCAAAAGCACAAGGCTATTTAGACGGTCTATACGGAATCCCCGCTGTTGCCGTTCAATCGCCCTCCATTTCAATGAAAAGTGCTTTGTGGGAATTTCAAAATGTACCGATTAGTATTCCATTTAAGAGAGAAGCAAAAAATCAAGTATTGATATCTTTTTATGCTAATGAGGGACTTGATATCTATTCGACATTATTATCCTTAATTAAACAGTATGGTGGAGAACCCGTAAGGGAAGGGGTTGGTAATACACCAACTGCATTTAATAGTCAAAACACATACAATAAAGCGATAATGAGAAATTCTGGATGGGTGTTTATTCCCAAATCCCAGGATACTGGGCCGGTTGGGGGAGATGATTGGATCAACTACTTACAGTTCACTGATTTTTATCCAGCAGAAATATTGCCGATAGATTTTGATTCTACAGTGTCATCACAACCACTTAGATTTAGTTGTTTATTTAATTATTCTTATTCGAAGACTTTCAATGAAACGGGACTTGGCTGAACCTGGTATTGGTAGTTAATGGAGAAATAAATTATGCTTATTGATATGATAAAAAAAACTTTACCTGAATATAAAATTACTCTTCCCGTATCAAAACAAAAGATTACATTTCGTCCTCTTTTAGTAAAAGAAGAAAAATTTATATCAATGTTAAATGATTTGAGTTCATCGACCGAAGACAAGCTGACAAATTTATCTAATTTAGTAAATTCTTGTTGCAATGATAAGATAAATTCTTTAGATTTATTCATGTATGATTTTCAGTATTTGCTCACAGAAATAAGAAAAAAATCTGTAGATGAAACTTCAAAATTGACTATAACTTGCCCAAATACTGGAGAAAAGGTAATAACCGAAATAGATCTAAATGAATATAATACAAAGAAAGAAACGTCATCTGTTTTAGAACTTGATATTTCTAAAGAAATGATAATTAAAATTAGATCACCAAAACTAAAAGATCTAAAAGAAATCAATAATTTTCCAGAAAGCAAAAAAGAATTAATAGAGCTAATTCTGAATTGTTTTGATTCAGTGGAAACACCAGAAGAAAATATGACTATGAAAGATTCTACAAAAGAGGAAAAATTAGAATTTTTAAATTACATAACAAAAAAGGATTTTGAAAAAATACAAAATTTTATTATGAGCACGTTTATATCATTTCAAATAAACTATACAACTTCAGATGGTGTCTCAAGAAAGATAGAGGTGAATGATTTTGTAAATTTTTTAAAATTCTATTTGATTATGCTAGTTTAACGGCGATACTAAAATTGGCATTTTCCATTACCGAAAATAATAGAATATCATTGACTGAATTTGAAAATTTAATAATTTGGGAAAGAGACGTATACATTGCAATGCTAAACAATAAGATCCAAGATGAAAATGATAGAATAGAAGAACTAAAAATGAAAGGTCAGTATTAACTGAATAACAAATGTCAATAGAATCTTACATCTCTGATGATTTCTTTAATTCTAGATCAGATCCCTTTATGGGCAGTGGATTTGTAAACAAAGATACTCCATTGGATATATCTGATTACATCACACCCGAACAAGAAAATAACTTTATGCAACTTTCTTCTTTTGTTGGAATTGGATCGATAAAAGACAAAAGCACCCTAGAACAACCAACTTCAATGTATTCAACTCAGACAATTCCAAAAATGGGTGCAATAAAACCACAACAAGAAAGATTCTCACAAAATTTAAAAAATGAAAGAACTCCACAAGCACCACGGTCACCAGAATCAGAAAAAAGAATGAATGAAAATAAACCCGCACGTCACTCAAACGATCCCAATGTTGGTCCATCCAGCGTAAACGAATCGATGTCAAAAACAATAGGTCCTCGGGCAACGCCCAAGAACCCATTGACAAAAAGCATAAGTGCTATATCTTCCGGACCTATGAATAGGTCAGACTATTTTTAGTCGTCCTTAGCAAGTCGCTCAAAGTAATCCAAAGCATCAGTCTCTTCGGTATCTCCAGTATCTTCTTCTGATTTTGTTTCAGTTGAAGATGCATCTTCTACCGTGCTCTGAACTGTTTCAGTTGAGCGAATATCACTTCCAATAACATTCTGGAACTTCGTCTTCAATTCGTCATAACTCTTAAAGTTACTAGGAGCAATAAATTCTCCTAGTGGAATTTCCTTATTCCAAAGCTCCTCCAGCTGGGCATCATCACCATCAAACAACTCAGATGCCGATTCGAATTCTGACTTGTCGTAATTAACAAAATTTGCAACCTTTCGAATCTTTAGCTTGAAATTAGCACCCTTCCAAAAATCAAAGGGATTAATTGGATCCTCATCTTCAAACTCAGGTTGCATTGCTTCCTGAATCTTATCGAAGATCTTCTTACCATACTTGTAAAGGAAAACCTTACCTTCGTTTTCAGGATTTGCAGGATCACTCACAACAAGAATATTGGAGATATACTGCATTTTCCTCTTTCGTTGTCGAGCAATGTCCTTATCGCTCTCAATACCACTATTCCAGAGTTCATTATTTGCCTCTGTAACTGGATCCTTCTCACCCAGAGTTGTGCGAGAATTCTCAATAAACCATCCACCCTTACCCTGAAAAGCATGAGAATAAAGTTTTACCCAAGGAATATCCTCATCGTTTGTTGCAGGAAGGAAACGAATAACAGCAAAACCATTACTCGACTTGTCCAGTTGCGGACGCCAAAATCGATCATCCTTGTAGGACTTCTTGGACTCAGTTTCTTCCAATTTCCGAGTCAACTCTTCAATACTATTGCCCGACTTTTTCTTAAAATCTGCAAAACTCATAAAACCTTCTTTCCCCGAGGAACTACCTCGGCCTTAAAATTAACCAGGAACTCCCCGGTGCTTGTAGTATTATACCACATATTATTTATATGTCAAATGGGTAATTTGTTAATTTTGGGTAGAAGATTGCTCTCCTCACCCTCTATTCTTATTTTCTCAATAATTGGCTTATCAATAAGCTTTGCTCCCATTTCTGGTGCAAAGCCTCTTTGTTCCGAAAGAACTATAACGGCATCCATGTAACTAGAAGAATGCTCCTTCACATACTGCATTATATCCTTACAAAAATCATTCTTTAGTTGTTCTGAAATTATTGCCATTAAATTACCTTTTCGTTTTTGTGATTGTACAACTAAATAAGGTTAATGTCAACTTAAATATATATAATTGTAGAATAAATTGAATTCAATCCAAGGAGATACAAATGACAATTGTGATGGACGTTCATGGCGGAACTGCAAACTTTGCCACTGATTTTGGAACGAGTCCAGTAGGTACTACTGCTCATCTACCTCTAAACAAACTAGTATGGGGTGATGATACCAAATCATATAAAGTCAACGAATCAACTCCTCTACCGATTCAAGTAACTGCTGTTACCGGAGAGGCAATTGTCGTTAGTGGTTTCCTTGGTGCAAGTGGCAATTTCCCAATAGAAAATAAAGTAATAGGAATTACCCCACAATATATTGCTGTTGGGGGATCGACCAGTGGTGCTCCGGTAGGAGTGACTGGTCAAGTTGTCATCTATGATGTAGATGGAAATACAGGTTTTGTTGGGGTAACGGGAACTGTTTCTACCACTGGTGGGCGCCATCTACACCAACATCACGATAGTGTTACTGTTTATGGTGATGTTGGCATTTCTGGTGCAGTTGGACTTGCTGCAGGAACAGACTCAATCGCCGTATTTGGTTATGATCAAGGCAATCATGTCCACACAAAACTATTTGCAGGTGATGGTACAACACTAGGAGCATCAGGCGACTCCCTTAAAGTGAGTGTTGTGGGTGCTGGTATAAGCATGAATGTTTCTCTGGCAAGTATAGTTGGGGTGACAAACCCAAATAGTGGAGCTGCAGCAACAGATGCGCTGAGAATACAAGGTGGTATTAGTGGTTCAGAGCCAGTGGTTGTTAAGGGTAGACACGGAGAAGCGATTGAAGTTTATGCACACACACCACTTGGTATTACATTAGCAGCAGGAACTGACATGAATCTCCAAAGAATTGGAGAGGCTGCGAAGGGTCTAACCACAAGTGTATTCACAGATGGTACACAAAAAGTAGAAGTTCATGGAAACATGAGAACAAATGCAACTGGAATACAGTCTGGTGTTCTTAGTTTAACTGGTGCTTCTGCTGGTCTTGTAACACAACTTGCAACCGGTGGTACTTTAGGTGCTGGTGTAAACCTCAAATCAAATCCAGCAAATATAGATATACTCTACATCGGAAATAGCGGTTTATGTGGGGACATAAAAGACGGATATCCATTAGAATCTGGGGAAAACCTTTTCCTAGAAACTACAAACTTACTAAACGTTTATGTTTGTGGTGTTTCTGGATCATCATTCAAACTTAATTACATAGGTTCATAGTGGCAAGTAGAAATAGTAAAAAACGAGATCGTGTTGTACCTGAATTCGTAGCAGAAGGCACATTGCATGGATTGCAATTTTATGATCAAGTACAAGATTTAATTGATTATGATAAACCACTAACCTGCACACCAAATATTACTTTGTTGAATTCTAACCAACAAGCAATATTTGATTATACTGATTGTGTAGGTGTAGAAAATGAAGAGTACTTAGGAAATATTCTTGGTGGTCTTTCGGGTTCTCAAGCCGGAGGACTTCGTGGTGATGGAATAACACTAACAAATGGAATTTACATCGATAGTGTAAGAGGAGAAGAATGTGATTTAACAGGAAGTTTTACTTTCGATACTCTTAGAGGAAAATTGATAATAGCAAATGTCGTATCTGTTGCCTCGGTAGAATCATATGATAAAAGATACAAAAAAGAATATTTTACAGATATACCTGATATAAGATTTTTTCCTAGCAAAACAGCAGATACAAAAAGAAATGTAATAAAAAACGTTTTTGGTAGTGACACTTCTCCTAGTTTTAATAGTATTGGTGCCAGAGTTAATGATTATCTTCAATTTCTAGATGGAGATAATCAAGATATGTTAGTAAAAATTACTGGTATATCATATGACACAAACAACCACGAATTGATAACGGTCACGGGGGGTAATACATACGATCCCTTCTATGGCATAACACAAGAAAATAGATTTAATCTAGCCACACCAGTTAGATTGTATCGAGAAAATTACAATGAAAGAGTGCCTGTTGCGTCTAGTGGAAAAACGTATCCCAACAAAGTTCAGTTAATTCCCTTTGTCTCTACTGTAGATGGGACTGGTGAATATGCATTTTCCGTTGATGGTTCAATTAGACCTAGCATAACACTTACTGCAGGGAACATGTATATTTTCGATTTTTCCTCTGGTTCAAACCAGGGTTTATTGGAAAACACTGTTAATTCAATTAGAATAAGCACAACTTCAGATGGTGGTCATGCTGGTGGTGTGATATATTCTACTGGTGTTACTGTGTTTGATAAAGCCCTAGTATTTACTCCACAAGCAGCTGGAACATTTTACTATTATTCTGTAAATACTCCAAGAATGGGTGGGATGATAACTGTATTATCTGCAGATGGACTTACAATAAATACAGTTACTATAAATTCTCTAGGAAACTTATCTGCATCCGCTTCATCCAATTCTATAATATACTAAAGATAAATCTTCAACAAAACAAGTATCGCAAAAAACATTAAAAAATAAATTCTAGATTTCAGTAATTCATTTTTTATTTTCTTTTTAATGACAATTTCCTGTCTTGAAGATCTCTGATATGATCTGACATTTTATCTAAAATGCCTCTATTTCTCAGTTCTTTAAAAACCAAATTTTCAATAGAAAACTCTCCTGCTTTTTGTATAGCAGAGTCTCTCATACCTTTAATTCTATCTTTCATTTTCTTCAAAGTAGAAACATCATCGGTGTGATGCTTTAGTGCATAATTAATCATGTGTATATGATGCTCTACCTTTGACTTAAGGAGATCATCTTCCTCATATTTAATTTCTTCCTTCTTTGGTTCCTGTAGCCACTTATCCTTGGTCAATGAATACACACCCTGAGACTTTTTATGTGGTCTATCCTCATGTGCAAATACCTCAACAGGAGTACCAAATATTGTAATATCATGAGTAAGTTCCCATACAGTCTTTTTATCTACTAAAAATTCACCGACAAAATCTTTCTCACAATCAGATACCGTGCTGAAATCTACAATCAAATGAACATCCAAATCTGAGAACTTTGTATAATTATAATTTGCATTACCACCAGTTAGAATAATTTCCTTTATACCCTTTTTTGGTATCTTTGAAAAAATAGCCCACTTGTTCGCAATCATCAATAGATGCTTACGAACATCAGGCTTTAGTTTATCTTCATCCCAAAACTTTGAATTTAATTTATCGTGGTGCTGAAGAGTTAATTCTATTTTTTCTTTTAGGTATTTTTTGAAATTGTTCATATACCTATTTATATTTTTATAAAACAGAAAGGAATAGTATTACCGTGACATTATTCCTCATTTTTAGTTTTTATGAACTCTTCTCTTCTCTCCAAAAGTTCTTCCCAGTGTTTCTTTTCATACTCACATTGTCTAATTCTTACTTCTGCCATGTCCCTAAGACTCTTAGAATCTAAATCATAACAATGATGATCTCGTATAAAAATCAATTCTTTTCCATCCCAAGTTGTTCTTGCAACCCATTCTTTAGGCATAAAAATCATCCTCCTTATTAAAAAACTCATCCCACAAAGCAGCAGAAGATTCATCTTCAGCATACCATTCTCCGTAAATAATCTCCCACTCACGGTTATTTTCAAGCTCACCCATCCTTTGGGCATTTTCAATCAATTGCTGTCCCTTAGATGAAATCCAAGCATCAAATTCGTGTGTAAATCTTGCAGAATCATCTTCGTGTATTAAGTCACCAGTAATAAAACAAACATGAACCATTACTAATCTCCTTTAATAACTCTGTAACTATCATCGTCAAAATGTTGAGTAGAAAATTCAAACAACTCAGAATCTTCTATAGCTTCCATTTGATGTAAAAGACCAGGATAAACATAAAATTTCATTCCAGGTTCCAGTAACATTTGATTTGCTTCGTTGATGTCATCATCATCACTATATCTAACAACCATCTTACCAGACTGGAGATAAAAAACTTCATCTTTAATTTCATGATAATGCCAGGAACATTTTTTGCCTGCATTGAAGAAAAGCAATTTACCACAATATTCCTCTTTATTCACTATCCATTTTTCATACCCCCAACCCTTGGGAACATAATTCATCTTCATATCATCTCCAAATAGGACTGGTGGGATTCGAACCCACACTGTACGGATTTTAAGTCCGTTGCCTCTGCCTGTTGGGCTACAGTCCCTTAACAGACGTATTATACCAAATTCACTGAAAATGTCAATTAAGATCTTGTTACTCTAAGAATTTTCTCAACCTGTAAATCGCATTGAGCTTTTCTCTGTGAACCAGGCCAATGGAGATAATCCTTTGTTTCGTTTTTCTTTAAATTTATAAGTAATGGAAACACTAGACTTTCAATTTCTTCCATCTTTGCTTTCATCAGTTCATCATACTGATCTTTTACTGCGGCAGCACCATCACAAGAACTATTAAGTTCTATGATTTGATCTAATTTATTTTTTATATCATTAATTTCTTCTGGAGCTGTGCCTGCAGTCTTGTCTAAAATTTTATTCAATTCATCTTCATCTATGGCCATGAAACCATAGTTTGCATCATCAAAACCATCCATAAATTCTGGATCTTCTGATTTAGCCATTTAACATTTCCCCTCTGTAATTTGTATTTTCTGAAGTAAGATATACCATTATCTGTCCTTCATTTTTCCAAATCCTAGCACCATTAAAATCAACGAGATATTCTTTAGGACCTTCTGTGTTTTCTTTTACTTCACAGATTATACCGACTTTATTGGTCCCTACCTCTACTACAGTTTCTGTTATCTTCATTAGTAGTCCATCCTTTCGTATGAGTATGTATCATTAGTAAAATATATTTTATTAAAAATCATCTTACACCAAGGTGCGCACAAACAGCAAGGTCTGGATATTCTTTGTTCTCCAAACCTATTAAACCTAAAATTAAACAGTTCTATATTTTTTCTTTGCCTACACTTCAAAAGAGCATCTAATTCGGAATGAACCTCATCAAACCTATAACCAATCTCTTTGGCTTTTGGGTGTGATTTATGTTGATTTATTCCTACAGAGATAATTCTGTTTCCAGAAAAAATAATAGAAACGTGCTTTTTTTGTCTTGGATTTACTAAAGATATTTCGGTAGCGATTCTCTTAAATTTTTCATACTTTTTTTGATTCATAAATCAGAGTGACAGGATTTGAACCTGCGACCTCCGCATCCCAAATGCGGCGCACTACCAAGCTGTGCTACACTCTGAACAACACTGCCCTCCGAAGGAACACACCCGATAGGATTCGAACCTATGACCTGCGGATTAGAAGTCCGCTGCTCTATCCAACTGAGCTACGGGTGCTAAGATAGCATTATACTATAATTTTGAAGTAAGTCAATAAAAAATCGCTCCACAAGGGAGCGATCTTTCTATCGAATTCTCTTTCCGTTTCCGGATCGAGAAGTTCTTGCTGGTGCATTTCCCTTTTTTCGTTTCGATTTTCGGGGACACCCAGTCTTAATCATATTATTTACATGCTTCGAATATTGTGAACTAGCTTTTGCCAAAATAAACCTTTCTTTTTAATCAAGTTTCTGAACCAGCAAACTTAAGACCCGATGCTGCGCCAGGAGGTGGTACAACCAAGCCACTACCAAACTTGGTGCTATATTCATTCGCAAGTTCAGTCATTGGTTCGAACATAAACATAACTCGATCTTTAGTAATTTCAATAGACTTTTCCTTTGCATGTGGCAACCAAGGAACCATTGCAAGTTGTCCATCATTAATAGGCATGATTGCTGCAGCGTTCTCTACAACAATGCTATCTTCATTTTCAGTAATTTTTGCAATAATCTCTTCATTAGAAATAAATCTAACCATTTTCACTGTTGTCATTTTTCTTTATCCTTTTCTTCTTATTAACAGGTTTACTCATAGGCATACTACGAGGCTTGTTCTTCTTAACACCAAAAATTTTATCGTAATTTTCTCTATACTTCTTTTCATTGACTCGCCTATAGCGGTCGCCTTTACCATAACCACTTGCTTCACTCATAATTTTATTTATACAAAAAAATCTCCCTCCCCTAAAAATAAAGGGGAAAGAGATTTAGGAGGAACTATCGTTCAGAGCATGTAACGAGTGCCGTTCTTGTCGTAGCCCCACATACGAGTGCCAGGATGGATGTCCTGAAGGAAGTACCGAGTCTTACCGGTAGCAGTTTCCTCAGTAGTAACCTTCCAGTTTCCGTACTCTTCGAACTGAGAACGAATGTCACTCATGACTGCGCGGAAGTTTGCAACACCAAATCGTGAGCGGGCTTCGTTTGAGGTGAGACCCTTACCGGAGGTGAGGTAGTTGATAACCTTGCGCTTCTTAGTCATTGTAGTCATAATGTAGATTCTCCTATGGGTGCGACAGTAAAAGTTTTTTCTAGGAACTGCACCCAACCGTTCCTTTCTTGTTACGCACATTATACACCAAGTTGTCGTTTTGTCAATACCTTTTTTTGGTTTTTTTGGGTACTACTTTCTGTTCCAAGGAAAGAACTTTCTGGTCCAGTACCAAAGCTTTCTACCAATTAAAGCACCCAAAGTAAATACTACTAAGGTGTAACAAATAGTTCCTATGATTTCGGATACATCCATTTTAATTTCCTTATGTTAGAAAAAACTGACGCCGACTCCATATTTATAATGGAAGTCAGCGTCAGTTTAGATCAATGGGACTCAGGATTCATGTAATACCTGAACCTTTCGGATGACTGTACATTATGCGTAGTACCCTAATCAGATCTCTCTGCACATCCCGCTAAGGATCATCCCGCAAGCATTTCTGCATCACTAAGGACAGGTCGCTAAACCATTCAGAGATTGCACTATCCCCAGTCGAGGATTATTATGCGAGTCCCTGTGAGGAGTAATTAGTTCCTCACAATTATTTACTTGTCATGCGAGTATTATACTCGCTTTGTTTTATTTGTCAACCCCCTTTTTTGGGAGTTTTTTAATGGAGGTGGCCGGATTCGAACCGGCGTCTTTATAGGTCCCGATCTACGGTCTTCCTACAAGTCAAAACCAAATCACCCCCAGTTTAACACATTGCAGTGGGAGCCATATCAGTCAACAACTTCAATCTATCCCATAACAACATAATTAGATATAAATCATCTAAAACCATAATACCCCCTGCAGGACTCGAACCTGCGACCAACGGCTTAAAAGGCCGTTGCTCTACCAACTGAGCTAAGAGGGCAAAAATGCGGGGGGCGAATCCCGCTTACGCCGGGGTTGTAGGAACCCCAAACCCAGTTTTCTTTCCTACCCCCGACAATTGTCGAGACCATAAAGGTCATTTGGAGTAGAGTAGCAAAACTGTTAACTACCTGCAACTAATCATATATTAAGCGTCAACAGTAGTTGCAAAAAACCCGTATCCGCCAATAATAATTATTTTCATCCTGTCACCAGTAATTTGTCTTTTAATCTTTCTGTCCACCAATAGGGTTCATTATTTTTCTTTTCCCATTTGGCAAATTTTGATTTATCGCTTACGTAATAAGTTCTATAAGCATTTACAGCATCATTAGGATCCTTATACTTATCAGGCATTGCCTGTGCAAATGGTGTTTGTTTAGCATCGGAAATATTTTCGGGATCGTTAACTGCACACCAACCTAATACTTTACTTGATCCATGAAAATTTCCAAATCTTGTTTTAAATTCACTTAATAACTGAATACCATGTAAACTTAACCAACGATAGTTTTCAATAGATTCTCTCAACCAAACATTACAAGGATGGTTTACCATCGCTGCTTTGTATAGAGTAGGTGTTTTAGGATCAGAATCTGTTTTGTGCTTCCACCTTTTAATTTTCCTACCACTTTTACCAAAGTCATAATATTCACCAATACAATCACAAATTCTGTGTGTAGTACATAACATTTGTGTGGTTTCTACAATCATTTTGGGAATGTGCTTATCACACATTTGTTCAGCAGCAACCAGTGCGTTTGTATCTAATACAAAAATATTCATTTTGGAAGTGGTGCTTCGTAAAACACTTTAATACCAAGTGCCTTGGCAAGTGCCAACTCTGCATTTGCTCCCTTACTTTTTTCCCACCCGCTCATCATATAAATCGCGGTACAATCATTACAAATAGCAACCATATCTCGCATCAATGCATTGCGCATAAATTCATGATCTTCGTAATTATTGTCTGGATCAAAATCATATGAAGCTGATGATGGTTTACCTGAATCACGATCTAGTTCTGCTGGATTGATAACTATCCATCCTTGATCCCTTAGCACACGCGCACATCGATCAAAAGCAGGATAATTATAGTTTTCAAATCCTCTCATAGGACCTGCAACGTAGATTGTTGGGTTACGTTCCATAATGCCTCCAATACGCCGTCGTGGACTCGAACCACGTTTACCCGATTATAAGTCGGACTGAGAAAAACCATTCCTCCCACGGCGCTCTATTTCAAATATTATACAATATTGTTCTCAAATGTCAAGCGGCATTTCTTATTATTCACATGTCCTTCTTCATTCTTCATCAAGTAATTAGATTTCTGTCTATCATCGTCATGTCCCAAGCGATAATTGATTCGATCTACACTGACACCCTCACCAATCAATCTCTGGATCTTTGTTTTTGCCTCAACATCAATAAAATGCCATTCCATCAATTTTTTTGCCGCATTAATAGCAGCATCTTCATCGCCACCCAAAGGAATATCGATATGAAGTCTATACATCAGTCCTCGCTTTCACGATCATAATTTTCGAAGGGGAGTAAATCTCTTAACGACATCATTATAGTCGCTAATTCCTTATAGTCAAGTTTATCTAATAGATATTTTTCGTACCCTATTACAGCAGCTTCTGCTGCGTTTACTAGGTCGTCCAAATAACGATCTCCATCATGGCTAATTTTCTTTGCCATTAGACTTTCCCCGACTTATTTAGGGGTTTGTCCCATTTCAGCTGAATTTTCTAATTCTGGTTTAAAGTCAATAATACTGTCTAAGTAAAAACTTCTCCAATCATTAGATTCAATATCCCAAACTATAAACCTATTTTCACTCAAATTAGTCATAATAGAAGAAAAAACATCCAAATGTTCTGGTGGAATCATTTTTGGATTTAAAGTACATAAAAGAGAACGAATTAACCTATTTGTTCGTTTTCTAAAGATAACTCGAACCTCACCAGCAGATAAAATATTCAATAATTCTTCATTCATCTATTTGCAACCCAAGAAATTACCTGTAATAAATCTTCTGGTTTTACATTATCGCGTGTTATCTTAGTTTTTGAGAAAGGAATTATAGCACCTTTATCATTTATCACTGCAATTTCTGCATTTTCTGAAAAATAATCAGTTCCTTCTGAATTTTTTACCATTGTAGTGTCAAAAAAACCAACTTTTTCCCCAAAAACAACTGAAAGTTCATATCCATTAGAAAAACATAACCTAAATCCAGTCAAACCATCCCTGTTTGTTACATAAAACCCAGGATTGTTCATATTTTACCCCCATTATCTTTTTCTGAAATTATTTTCAATAAAATTTCATGTGTTTCTTTGGGAAACTCATCATAAAATTCGTCTAAAGTATAATTTCCTGCTTCGATTGAGCAAGAAATATCATAAAATCTAGAAATGAAGTCTTTTACTTCTTTAATTTCATTCATAACTTAAAAAATACTAGGATTTTGGATGTCCATACTTAACAAATCTATCAATTCCTTCATATCCTTCATAATTATGATGAAATTGAGCCTGTTCGCCTGTTTCTGCACTTGTAATGCTTAATTTAGGACCTTGTTTTCCCGTAGTAACTCCTTGATCAAATATATGCTTCGCTATTTTTTGAACATGTTCTGTTGGAACATTACCATGATGTTCTATTCCAAAATTATCACCGTCTCTTGTAACTCTTACTATATTATGTGGAGCTGGTTTTTTCGGTGTTCCTGCATTTGAAATAATCAATCCTAGTCTAAAAGGACTAACTGGTAATTTATGTTTCTTTAATCCAAATAGTCTTGGATTTCTCAATGCAATTTCATCATGGGTAACGTCAAAACCAGATCCGTGTTCAATTGCACCTTTAACTTTTCCTTTTGGAGATAGATGAAAAAGTCCCTTCCAGTCACCTTTACCTGGAAAGTTTACTTTTTCCTCGAATAAGTCTCTTAAAAATGTTTTGAATCTCATCATATTTATATTTATAAAGAATAAATATTTTCAAAGGAAATGTTATGCCACAAATAAATGAAGGTATTAAATATGAACAAACGACTTACAACAAATATTATCCACTTGGACTTGTTCCAAAAGGATTTAAAATTGCAGAATCAGGACCAGGAATGGATTTTCAGCTACAAATAAAAGGTCAGGTAATAAATATAGAACTAAAAAAACCTAAAGGTAGTAGTGGAGTAGATTATGGTCAAGCTGCATTAGGTCAAAATCCAGACGGAACGTGGTTTTTTTCCGAAACCAAAAATACAAAAGAACAGATAGCATTACGAGAAATATTAACTAACTCTGGTGCTATAAATTTTGTAAATAAAAGATGGAATCAAATTTCCAGAATAGAGCAAGATAAAAGAAGAGGAATCAAAAAAAGTGCAGAAGCACACGAAATAGATAGAGTCAATCAATATACACAGGCTAGAGTAGATGGAGAAGAAGCCAAATATGCAAAATTTGCTGTAAAAGATCTACAAAGTAAGCCCAAAGTAAAAATTAGAGATCAGAATATAGAATACCTAGAAAAAAACGCATTACAAAATGCTATCAACTCTTTTTATAAAGCCAAAGGAGTTCATTATATTCAGATTTTCAAAAAAGGTTTATTTTCCATTGGAAATGGAGATCCATTAAGATTAAATGTACCTATGTTTACACCCATAGTAAAGTGTGAGTTTAGACTTAAAGGTAGAAGTGGATACTACGGCTCAAACCACCCTGACGTTGTTTCTGGAAAAAGAGTAGAAAAAGTAGGATCCTATGGTTTTACGTCTGCACTCAAAGCAGAAGGAATTCCACAAAATACAACAGTTTCGTATGATATAGTAATAGAAAATAAAAGCGGTGTAAAGTCAACAATACACCGCAATTATAAAATTGATTTAGATGATGAAAATTTCACCAAATATTTGATTGAACTTAATCAGTCACCGTAAAAATATGAATTTAGAACCGCAGCGGTGAAGTTAACGCCTTCTACAATGTTAAGAATTTGCTGCTGCATATCCTCTTCTGTTGCGTTTTCGTTAAGACCGCTATCAGAAAGAGCCTGTTCAAGAAACTCTACAACAAAAGCTTCGGTATCGAATTCTTCTGCTGCAGTTTCATCAACAATTTCTTCCTCGGTAACTTCTTGGTTCTGTGACTCAGTAATTGACTGAATTGTTGCCTCAACTAGTGAGCGTTGTTCTTTTGTTGTAAGAGACATAAATAATTCCTTTCTGATCAATTATATATTCAATTAATATCTTCATCTTCATTTTTTCCACCAGAACCCTTAAGTCCTTTTTGCAGAACCAATTGATGAAGTTCTTTTTTAGTTATACCTTCCATACCTCTTCTTACTAATGCTGCATGTAAATCATCTGCTAAATCTCGACTTTCTGCAGTTCTCTGAGTAACACCACGCTCTCCAAGTATACCTTTAGCGGATGCAATCTCATCTAGCTGGAAATAATTATTTACTACATCTGTCAATTTATTTAAAGAAATAACTGCTTCTTTAATATCATCCTGTTCTAGTGTCTCAAATAAATCGTGGCCAAAATAATCTTCCAAAAAACAATTTACTATTTCTTTACTATTCATTGTTTTCTCTCTCTTTTAATTTTTCTAAAAAACGAGATTTACTTTCAAATATTTCTCTTGCAACATTTCCTGCCGCATAGTAAACATTTTCATTTAGTTCATTTTTTCTTTTAGATAAATCAGTATTTTTATTTTCTAAAATCATTTGATAAAAGTCTTTCATTTTTTATATCCCTTATCAACTTCTCCAAAATATCTAGGATCATCTTTTCTTGACTTTCCTCTCCATCTTGTTACTAATTCTTCTCTTTGTTGCGGAGTCAATTCCTTCGGTACTTCACCAAAAATGTCTTTTGCCATTCCTTTTAGAACACCGACACCAACTTCACGATATTTTTCAGGATCGTGAGTTTTAGGATCACCCGAACCACCATAGTCCCATCGTTTCTCGTAGCCTTTCTTTTTAGGCTCTCTACCATATTCTGCAAATTTCTTTGATTGATCAATTAAAGACTTTGTATAATCTTTATCTGGAAAGTTTTTCGGATGTCGAGTTGTCATATCTTTTAATGTAGTACCAGTAATTTGCATTGGACCAAATGCTGTAGAAGATGAATCTGGAACACCTACTGTTCTTATAAATTTATTTTTAAATGATCCCGTTTCAGCACGCTCTATATTAACACAAAGTTCTCCATAACAATCTTGTTTTGGTTTTTCTTTGGTTGGTTGCTTTGGTGCTGTAGCTTTAGGAGGAGTCGCTATTTGTGTTTTTCCTGTAGGACTCCTATATTCTGGACCGGGATCTTTCGGGAATAATCTTTTTCCTGTTCGTTGACTGATACCAATATTCTGTCCAGATGGTGGTTTTACACCTGTTGTCATGGTAACAGTTGGTCCACTAATAGTGGGTATTTTTGAGTTTTCTTTTAAAAAGGAACCAAATCTTTTATATTCTTTTAATGGTTTTAATTTTCTTCCTATAATCTTATTCACAGTCGTTATATTAAAAGATGGACCTGCATAACCTCCTATATCTCCCCGTCTCATTGGATCTTTTTCTCCACGTAAACCCCTTAATCTAGTTGGATAAACAAACTCTGCACGTTCACCTCTCAGTTGATCGGATTCTGCACCATGAGACTTATGCCATCCAGTGTATTTACCATAAGGAGCTGGATTGGCGAATCGAGTTTTTTGTTGGTGGATATGATCCATAGTTTCTAATTCATCAAAGTGTTTACCTTTGACTCTTTTCAAATGTCCAATATGCCGATCTATTGCACCTTGAATTCTGTCCATATGATCTTCCAAGTCAGCAACTGGAACTTTCCCCGAAACATACACTCCTCCCATTTTTGGAGCATTTTTACTAATAACATGTGTTCCTAATGGATGTGCAACATACTTACGTCCCTGATCATCTCTGGGTGTCAAATCTGCATCTGGATTAGCTGGTTCTATTCCAAGATTCCTCCATGCAGGATTTGTGTGGGGATGTTTTTTCCAAGGTTTATCAAAGGTTGGATCCATAGTTTTAGCCTGATTTATTCTATTCTCTATCGAACCATGCGCAGAGGCTAAAGAAAATAACCTGCGTTCAATTCTATCTACTACTTTTCTTCTTTTCGGATCCATAAAAATTCCCTTCATATTATTTAGTTATCATAGATACTTAAGAGGAACAATTCAAATGAAACTAACTCTTCGAGTAGAAAATTATTCTGATATTAAAGAAAGAATGATAGTAGAGAAAACAATTAATTGGTGTATCGATAAATTACAGTTAACCCGTTTCCATTCTTTAAAATTGAAAGTAAAGTTAGATACGATAGAAGAATGTTATGGGTATTGTCAGCAAATAGAAGAACGAGAATATATAATAGCGATAGACAATAAACAAAGTCTACGAAACTTTGTTATGACAATAATACATGAGATGATTCATATTAAACAGTTTTTAACTGGTGAATGGAATGGTGATGGGGAAGATGAAGCGGAAATATTACAAGAAGAGCTTACAGACGAACTGTGGAGTTCTGACATACTCTGAGGGCCTAATGACCCTTATGACTCAGAGACATGATGATTTTACATAGCTTTTCAGACCGTGTCAAGAAAAAACTTTTCTAATTTTGTTGTATCGTTCCGGTTTGTAGTGCTACTTGCTTTTTTACTTTTATAGAATCAGATTTCGCCTTGATGAACCTTTTAGTTGATCTACGAAAATTATGAAAATCCCTTAGTAAATCTTTTGGAGTTCCATCAGGATGAGATGTCACGTTATCAGCAAGATGGCCATACTTTCTTTCGAAGTGTAATCTGAGAGGATGATTCTTTGGATACATGTTAGCCAGTTGTCTCAGGTGTCCCACGTTATATCGTGACTTATTTGCACCCGGTTCATTTGGTTGAGGCATCAGTGAATGTTGTGACCAATGTTCTTCGTCTTCCGCAGACATTTTTGGTTTGACTTCTTTGCCACCAGAATAATAGAGTTTATCTGATTTATCACCAGGAAACCCTAACTCTGCTTCTTTGATAAATGTAAGAAATCTTTTCATGATATCTCCATGCATATTTAGGTATTTTCAATATCTGTTTCTTCTTTTTATGAAGAGAATTCCCCATGCTAGGGTCATCAATGCTCCGGGACCAGGAACTGGTGATGTAGATCTATTGTAGATCTCATAGTTTCCCCAAAGCTCCTGATTGTAAAAAAAAGGGTCTGGATTCAATAAAGAATCTGGTTCGGTGTACATAAGGTAAGAATCCCAGATATCATACTCATTTAGTCCCAATTCGTATGGTTCAAACAAAAGATATTGTTCCCTCATGAAAAAATCCATAGTATCAACTGAATCTATGTAAGAAAGATTTATTGTAGTTAATGGTTTCTCGTAATTATGATCAAGACTAAATTCTAGATTATCAGGATAACCACCCATACTGTCTACTATTTCATTTTTTAATTTTTGTATATCACTCTTTTTATTCTGTAGATCTAGATCAGGTACATTTGCTTTCGATATTAATTCAGTACTGGCCCTTTTTACTGAATTTAGGCTTTCGATGTATGAAGCCACTTTATCGACAAATTCTTTACCTAGTAAGGTGCCTGCAACAATTCCAACAACTCCTACAACTAGAAGTTGTTTCTTCATTTTCTTTCTCTCACGTTCGCATTTTTCTAGAGAATCCTTTGCTTCTTTCTCAGCTTTTCTTTTAGTTTCCTCTAGTTCTTCTTTAATATCCTCATAATCTGAACAATGTGGACACCTATCGGTCAATTACAGTACTCCTCAATACATTCTTCTAAGTCCAGGTCTTAACTTAACCATTAAAGGATTCATCTGATATGCTCGGGGGTCGAATTCTTTTTCTGTGCCTCCCACGGGGCGACCCCAGTTGTCACGCAATCGCACCCTCCCTGGCCGATCGAGGCGGGGGTCTTCTATCTTACCTGGCTTCCTCGGCCCCGGGAAGATGTCGGGGCGCCATGGCATTGGACGTGGCAGAATTGGCATTTTCCCGCCGGGGGGCTTACCGGGAAAGCCTGGGTATGGAGTTGGTGCAGGCAAAGGACGTGGACCACCTGGGCCGATCTGTGGGGGTCTACCGGGAAAGCCTGGGTATGGAGTTGGTGCAGGCAAAGGACGTGGATATCTACCAGGCCCACCTGGCCTACCTGGCAATGGAACTGGCAAGCCTGGCTTACCCGGCATAGGACGTTTGCCGACACCTGGCTTACCTGGTTTTGGTTTTGGTGAAGGCATAGGACGTTTACCGACACCTGGTTTTGGTGAACCGGGTTTAGTCTTAAGATCTTCTGGTTTGTAACCCTGGCCAGCAAGGTAATCATCTGCACTCTGGGTAGATTTTTTAGGAGGTCTTGTGGGACCTACAAAACCCGGTTCGCCTGGAGCAGGTTGTTTCGGTCTTGTGGGACCTACAAAACCCGGACTGCCTGGAGCAGGTTGTTGAGCCTGCTGAGGAACTTGACCTCTCAGCAGACCTTGGAAATCTCGCATCCCAGCGAAGGCAGTATCAAGAGCTGTTTTCCACGGATTTGCTGGAGAAGCTGCCTGTTCTTTCATTGGACCTACTGGCATATCCTCAATGTACTTTTGCCCACGATATCTT